GCAGACAACCCATTGCATGGACAATACTGGAAGTTCAAAGGTGGACAGGACATATTGGTAACAGGAACAGATGACCGCCCCGCCAATGCGGTGGCTTTAGCAATTGAATGGCTAGACTGCAATGTGAATAGCCCCCATTCCCGATATTGCCCAATTAGTTGGGAAGTGGACAATGGACCATTTGTAAAGCAGGAAGGGGTTATGGCTTACATCCAAATGCCCCGTGACGGTTTATTCATAACGGAATACTCTTCTTAACCAAGGTTTCAAAAAAACAAGTGGCACAAAAAAAGGAGTGACCATGACAACGGAAAGAACGAATCCCAAAATTACCGATCCTAATGATTGGAATTCTAGGATGTGCGAATCTGCGGGGGAAAGCGCAGTATTTGACGAAGTTGAGGAACTGGTTGGTAGATACCCAAGTTCTGAGGCATTGAGAAATGCTTTGCAAGCAGTAATGGATTACCCATTCCATATGATAACCAACCAAGATACTCTTGAGAATTTTGCCCGAATGTATGAAGTCACTAGGGGAGTGCATCAGCACATTTTGCATCCCGATGAAACTTCATTATGGTTTGCAGAGGGTGGGTTTACCTTCTGTGATGATGGTGTCTGTAACGTAGGAACTGCCTATGCAGAATAACGGGTTAACTTAACCATTAACAACTGCCCCCTAAAGGGGGGCAGTATTGTTAATATACAAATAAAAGAAGACCGCAAGGTCTTTTTTTTATGCCATAATGATGGTAGACTTTTCATCTTAGTGGACTAGGCAAGTTCCCCAAGCCATAAGGGGGACGTATGCCAAATTGGTTTCCATTCTCGATTAATCGAAAAGCAGATCCTGAGTTCTCAATTGCTTCTGCAGTTCCATTAGTCAATGACCTTTCAAGCGTTGTTTATCCTGAGGATAATTATAAAAACTTTGCAAAGGAAGGCTATTCTAGATCGGCAGTAGTTAATGCCTGTATTAGAGAGTTATCTACAGGTGCGGCTACGGCTAAGTATTTTGTACAAGTGGAAACTCCTGACGGATTTGAGGTAGTTAAAAATTCTCCATTAGCACAATTAATTAAATATCCGAACAATACTCAGGATTTTTACCATTGGATTGAACGCTTAGTAACCTATCTCTATGTATCAGGAAACGCATATGTTCTAAAGGAAAGGTCAAGAGGAAATGTTGTGACAGGACTTTATCTGTTGCGACCTGATCGAGTTTCAATTATGCCATCGGGCGAAGGGGTAAAAGGTTACTCTTATGAAATCGATGGCAAGGAATATTTTTTAGAACCCGAAGATGTCGGGCATTTAAGTTTCCCAAATCCTAACGGTGACCTTTACGGATTGTCTCCTTTACACGTTTTGGCAAGAACAATAAATTTGGACTTGTCCATGACCGATTTCGCAAAGATGTATTTTCAAAATGCGGGTGTACCATCAGGGCTTCTAAAAGTTAAGCGAAGGTTGACCAATCAAGATGAGGCAAATCGTATTCGCAATAGATGGCGCTCTAGCTTTGGTGGAACTCAAAATTTCCATAAGATAGCCATACTTGATGACGATGCAGAATATCAACAGATGGCGTCAGCACCTTCTGACATGGCACTTACTGAACTTCACTACCATACAGAGTCCCGAATTTGCTCAGTTTTAGGTGTGCCGCCTATTTTAATCTCTGCGAATGTGGGTCTAGCACGGTCAACTTTTGCGAACTATAAGGAAGCAAGGTTGTCATTTCATAGTGAAACTTTAGAGCCTTTAATTAATAAGGTGATTAGGTTCTTAAATTTCTGTGTCGGATATGAATTCGATGAAGAAATTAGCGCAGACTTTTCAGAAATGCGGTCATTTATGAACGATAAAGACACTGACAATGCTCGTGCTACTGCATTATTTACTGCGGGGATCATTACATTAAATGAAGCAAGGGAATTAGTAGGACAAGAATCTATTCCTGATGGGGAAGTAAGAAGATTGCCGACCAGTATGGTGGAATCTGTTACTCCAAGCATTGATGTCCAATTGCCAACAGGGTTTTCGGGTGTATTGTCTGCGAAGACTGATTCTATTGCTCCACGAGGTAGAAAAATGGGGGAGGCTCTTGATAAAGAAAGAGATAACCTTGTCGATAAATATGAACCAAGAATTCGGACTTACTATAAAGGAATTAAGTCTAGGGTTAATGGGATTATTGGTCGAAACTTAGAACGAGATGTTGATTCAACAAAAGCGTTTCCATTTACTGCAACAGATTTAGTTCCTGATTCTCAGGTTGGCGATTTGAGCGAAGTCCTTTTTAGAATGTTCACAGATATTGCTCAAAATACGGTGGAAGTAATTAATGAAAGTGGGGTTGCGGGCGAAGTTGCGTTTTCAGATACTGCCCCATTTGTCACAAAGGTAACCACTCAAGCTCCTGTTAGGGCGCAATTAATACACAGAACAGTCCGAAAAGATGTTAAAAAAATGATGGACATTGCATTTGAAAGGGGCTATAGCTTAGAAAAACTTGCAATGGGCGTACCTGACGAAAAGTTTGCAGGCATTAAGTCACTTTTAAATGAAGCAGAAAATAGAGCAAGAACAGTCGCAAGAACTGAAACAATGAGGGCGCAGAACCAAACAACTAATGAAGTTTATAGGGCGCAAGGGTTTGAGTACGTCAGAGCGTCTGATGTTGATGGAAGTCCTTATGACACTTTTGTTCCTGCGGGTGATCCTTATGGACGAACCTGTATAGAACGTGACGGTCAAATTTATAGAATTGAGGACGCAGTAGATATTGAAGATCATCCTAACGGGACTCTTTCATGGGTTCCAATGCCTAGAAACTATCAACCCGAAGGAGTGACTGTATGATGATAAAAAAAGTTGAATTGTCAGATGCTAAAACTGTTGACGAAGGTCAGGGAATGGTAGAAGCATTTACTAATACAATGGGCGTAGTCGATAAAGATGGGGACATTATCGACCCAATTGCTTTCAATAGCTCCATTGCAAAAAATTTACCCATCCCAGTATTGGCAGGACATGACGCATCACAGGTGGTCGGTAAGGTATTAACTGCCCGTCCAGTACAGGTAGATGATGAACAATTTAAGTTGTACACCTTGATGCAATTTAACCAAGAAACCCAATCGGGACGGGAAACTTTCAGTAATGTGAAAGGGAACTATACTCGTGAGTGGTCAGTAGGATTTAATGTTCCTGAGGATGGATGGGAAATAGAAGGGCGGGGGAAATCCCAAACCCGCAGAATTAAGGAACTTGATTGGGTAGAGGTAAGCACAGTTATAAGAGGTGCGTCACCTGAGACTCAAACAATTTCCGCTAAATCTGATGAGGATTTAGAAATTAACAAAGGTGATGAACTTGAAGAAATTGCCTCAGACACAGAAGTTCAAGAGACTGATGCCTCTGACACAGAAATGCTTCAAGCACAAATAGATTTGCTTAAATTAAAAGGCAAAAAAAGGAAACCTAAAAGATACTAGGAGGTATCAAAGTGGAAACTTCAGAAATAAGAAGTCACGCTACTTATCTGATTGAAAAAGCAGATGAGGCTCTCAAAGAGGGCAATGTAGAAGAAGCAAAAGCAAAAATGGGCGAGGCTGAAAAAGCCATCCAAGACGCTGATGCAAAAGATGAGGCACAAGCTGAACTCGATAGAATGAAAGGTGAGTTTGCAAAGCCTGTCAATACTGTTCCAGTAACTTCGACAGATGTTGCTATGGATGCTATGGATGAAGGTGGAGCTAATTTGAAGGCTAACTACAAGCCTGCATCTTGGGTAAAGGGACTCCCCGCAGTCGCACAACCGTTGTGGGTGCAGGAGAAAATGGGGATCAGGGAAAAAGAAGAAGCAGATTTCCAACGAGACACATTTGTTAAGTGGATGACTGCTCCATCCCAAGAAGTGTTCTATAAGAACGCTACGCCTCAAGAAGTCAAAGCCATGCAAGAAGACACTGATACCGAAGGAGGATTCTTCGTTCCAGAAGAATTCATAAATTCTGTTATTCATGATACAGGTTTGCCATCAGGAACTCTGCGGGCAAATTCAACTGTTATTCGTGTAGCGGGCAAAGATGGATATCTTCCAACACTTGAGTCTGCAACATGGGGAGCGATTGCAGAAGAGGCATCGTATACTGGTCAAGAAAGCACTCCAACGGTTGGTCAGGTAGCTTATAGCATTGAGAAGTCAGGTGGAATGATAAAAACCAGTCGAGAATTACTTGATGACTCTGCTGTCAATCTGCCTTCACTACTGTCGCAGATATTCCAAGAAGCCTCAGGAAGATTTGAGGATGTTGGAATCTTAAACGGTAACAACACCACAAACTACGCAGGTATTTTGCAAGGTACATCCAATGATTACGTAATGGCATCTGCCACAGCAGTAACTGCCGCTGACCTATTCGGTATTTTCTATACCTTGCAGTCTCAGCACAGAGGAAATGCTACTTGGGTGATGAATTCGCTGATATCGAAAGAAATCAACAATATCAATGCAACATCCGCAGGAGTTCATTCAGTCAATGACTTGAACACACCCCCTGCTGAATTCTTGCTTGGTAAGCGAGTTATAAATAGTGACGTAAGTGGTAACGGTCTTGCCGATTCCATAACAGCAAGTGATGAAATTGCTGTGTTTG